GAATGTATGCTAACCGAACATTATATGTTGACATTGAGAATCAAACACTTGAGGAAGTTGATTTTAAAATTACAGATTTGAAATTAAAAAAACCAGTTACTTTATTGAAAGGAATTGAGAACTCTCCAACTCGATTAATGCTTCGAGTAAATGACTTTGGAGTTGCACAAAAAGGATCAAAAAAAGATGATGTACAACCAGAGAGTGAGCTTGCCGTTTATCAGAATAAATCCTATATTAGAAATACATTATTGTTCTCACAATCAATGCAAATATCAGTTCCAATAAATCCTGATTTAAGAGTGGGTCAAACTATGTTTCTTAAGTTTCCTCTTAAAAAGGGAACTGATAAGGATATGAGAAAGGAGACAGCATCATACGGAACTGAAAAAGATAATGATCCAAGTGGAAAATATTTGGTGTCAGAATTAAGACATTTGATTGGTGGAAAACAATCAGAAACACAACTCACGTTAATTCGTGATATGTTCACCGCTTAAATAAAAGAAACAGGAGTAATCTAATGAAATCTATCGAAGATCATATGGAACACGATAAGAAAATTATCGATGATCCACAAGCAAATCCAGCGGCAAGAAGACACGCAAAAGAAGAGTTACATGAACTCGAAGAGTATGTTGAAAATCACAAGGAAGAAATTGCAGCAGGCGATCATCACGATCCAAATGCACTAGAATTATTTTGCGACAATCACCCAGATGAGCCTGAGTGTTTAATTTACGACGATTAACTAGATGTATCAACCACCAACTAATTTTATAGGAAGAGATTCAATGCAATGGTGGATCGGTCAAGTTACCGATCCTGATAAGGGGAAGTGGGGAGATTCTTTAGAAAAGAAACAGGCGGATGATGGAGAGGATATTTACTCTTTCAGATGTCGTGTTCGTATTGTTGGTTATCACGGAAATGATGACGATTTACCAGATGATGAATTACCATTAGCACACGTTCTTCTACCACCAAACACTACGACCACTGGTGGTTGTGGTTCTACTTTGCAGTATCAGGGTGGAGAAGTTGTTGTTGGATTTTTCTTTGATGGTGAGGATGGTCAACAACCAGTGATATTTGGAACTTTGTTTAAACAAACATTTATTCCTGATGATCTAACAACGCAACAATTTAATGCCAAGAAACAAACTGCTTTTGTTCCATACACACCACCGAAAGTTAGACAAAGAGCTGGTAAACAGAGACAACATCAATCATCACCTTGGGGTGGTGGATTTACGCCTGGCGAACTTGCAAAGACAATCGCAGCGAAACAGAAAGAAGCGTCTACAAATATAACAATTGATAATTTTACAGCTTGCGAGGATAATGAGGTATCAAAGATTAGTAATAATATTAAATCTTTTACTCGAAAATTAGAAACTCTACAACAGTTAAATGAACAGAACTCATACGTTGATCCAATTTATGGCGGTATTATTGACGTTCAAGAAGAAATTAAACTTACAACAACATTAATTCATAATTCAACAACAAAATTAGTTCGTCGTGCCAGATCTTGGTTAATTCAAGATACCCTTGATAAGTTATCGACAACTTTAAAAGATAAAACTCCAAAAACATTACAAGCACCAGTTGGTCAAGCAACTAAGTCTTTATCTGATGTTATTTTTTGCAATATTGAAAAAATTCAAGATGATCTTGTGGGTTATCTTGGAAAGAGTTTGGAAAATATGATTGGACAAGTCGCAGATGTTCCTGTTTGTGGTGTTGAAAACTTCTTGGGTGATATGTTTGGACAGATTAATAATATCATAGATTCAAATCTTGGAAATACTTTTAGTCAATTGAATAACATTCAAGGTGGTGGAATCGCACTTCCAAGTAAAACATTTTCAAAAGCAATTAAGTTTGCAAATATCATCACAAATGTTCTCGATTGTGATAAATTAAATTGCCCAGAGAATAGCACATTTTCATCTAAAAATGGTGTTTCAAAATCTATTGAGGATAGTTTTGATAACGTGATTAGTAATATAGGATTAAACTCTTTAATTAATCCTCTCATAGATGATATAAATGGTGCAATTCCAGCGTCACCAACCAAACCAGATTGTCAAACTAATATTCTTAAATGTGGCCCACCAAGAGTTGATTTTAGAGGTGGTAGTGGAACAGGTGCAACTGGAACTGCAATTGTAAATGCTCTTGGAAATATCATAGGAGTTGCAATTAATGGAACAGGATTTGGATTTGAGACACCGCCCATACTATCTTTCTTTGACAGTTGTGATAAGGGTTATGGTGCTGGTGGATATCCAATTATGGGGCCTGTTTCAAAACTAACAGAGGGAACAGGTGTTTCAATCGGTGGTGTTAGTGGTGTTCAATTAACTTCAAATAATCTCCCTGTCACAGTCGGTGCGATAGGAGGAATACCAGTTACATCGATTGGTGGTCAACCGATAACAATAAACGCACAGACTTTATTCAATTCATCTTTTATTTCAGATAATCCTGCTCGTATTTTAGATCTTGCGACACTTAACGGACAAACAGTATCAGATCTACTTGATGGCAAACCATTAACGATAGAAAACTTAGCTGGTATTGAGATTCCACTGGTTGCTGGTGGTATTGCTGGTGGTATCGGTGGTGGTATCGGTGGTGGTATTGCTGGTGGTATCGGTGGTGGTATCGGTGGTGGTATCGGTGGTGGTGGGATACCTGTATTTGCTGGAGGAACTGGTGGAATACCATTAACTCTAGGTGATAGTCCGATAATTATTAATGGAGAGGGTGGACAAGGTTTAATTGCTGGTGCTTTCCCTGTTGTCGTTGGATCATCTGAGGGATTTGATGGATTTAAAATTACTATTGGTGGTGAGAGTGATGCAGATAGTTTGTATGTTCCTGATCCAAATGGAAATAGTTTAGGTGTCGTGGGTGCTGTCATCACTTCGCCTGGCCAAGAGTATTTGTCAAATACAACTGAAACTGATTTAGATGGTAATGTAAAAGAGGTGATTCCAAATCCAAATGAAAATTACGATGGGGAACAATCATACGTTACAGAATTAGATGATGTCATCATTGAAAACACAGGTTTTGGATACGGAGACAATGATACGGCTACAGTTGATGGGGGAGACGTTGGATCTTCTGGTAACACTTTACGATCAACTGATTCCGAGGGTAATTTAACACCAACAACATTACCTGATGGTAGTAGTTCAATTCAAAAACCTGGCCAAGCACAGGTTGAACTTACTATTCAAGATGGATTAGTTGTAGATGCAAATGTCACAAATGGTGGTTTTGGATTTACTAAACTTCCAGAAATCTTAATAAATAGTGACACTGGAGTTGGTGCTAAACTATCACCAGTTCTTAAATTTACTAAGGTTGATGATGCGTCTAAACTAGCTGAAGAAACAAGACAGGCAGCTATCACAGTAATCAGTTGTATTCAAAAGTAAAATGGCAAACAATAAGGCCTCGAATGATGGTCAAAATTTAGAAAGAGACGTACATTTAAGATATTGCACTCAAAGTGGACAGAGTAGCATACACGGTGACACTTTGTATGAGATTCAGACACAGGAATCACAATCTTTTGCATTTCACTCTGGAACTGGTCAGGGTGCAGGCAGAGGTGGGCCTGGAACTGGTAAAGCAGTTTTATACACGCCAGGATGTTCGATGGAAGTTCTTGGTGAAGGTTTAAAAGTGAAAGAAGCTGGTGATAATGCTCAAAATCCAGCAAAAATCATAAAATGTAAAAAAGGTGATATGATTTTTGAATGTGAGAATGGAGATATCACACTCAGAGCGAGAAATATTAATATTGATGCAACAGGTGGCGGACAAGACGGACAATTTTTAGTTAAGGCAACTAGAGTTGCTGGTATCGATGCTCCAGATATACGACTTCAAGGCGAGAAAATCGCAATTAAGTCAACTAAAGATATGAATATTGTGAGTAATGGATTTCTAGAACTTAAATACGCCTTTGCTTTGGCTGCTGCAAATGCAGATATAAATTACGGAGTAATGTCTAAAGTTCTTAAAGCCGCAACAACAATCAGTCAACCAGAAATTTAATGAATATAGCTAAAACTCAAACAGATAAACTTATTGTTGGAACAAATGATGTTTCCTATTCTGCACCAGACATATCACCAACTGGAACTGCTGTTTTAAATGGCCCTGTCTACATTGGTGAACCCACAATGTCTTTATTAGCTGGAGGATATGAGGGTGTTTTAAACGTAGCATCACGTTCCGCTGCTCAAAATCCTCTTGATATTCAACCAAATTGTGAAGCGGACTTAGCAATTCAATGTGACGGTAATGTGAATATTAGAGGTGATGGTAAAACTTCTTTTGGATTGGAAGTAAGTGGAGGTTCAAGTGATCCTTTACACGTTAAGGGAGACATAATATGTGATGCTATTTCTCCTAGAAGCGTAGCAGCTAGATTTGGAGTTGCAGATGGAAGACCAAAACCATTTGATATAAAACATCCAACAAAGGGAGAGGGTCATCGTCTTCGTT